CCGGTCATTTGGTAAATTGAATGGTCGCATCCAAAAATCAAAATGTCGTCGCGATAAGGCACCAGGGAGTTGATTACATCGGGGCACTTGCCGGCTTCCGCGTTGTTCCCCGCCACGGCCTGCGTTACGGTGGTTGTCGCCGGCGAATAATCCCAATCAAGGGCGTCCCCAACCTTCGACATGAACCAATTATGCTCGTCTCCGACGATCCCTGAAAGAACGATGCGGCTGCGCCAGTTGCAAATCAGCCGAGGTTTGTTGGAGCCGTTCGCCGGGAGCGTTCCAGCCGATGCGCTCCACGCCGCCGTGGTGTCGGTCGCTGCTGTGTATTTCATGTAATTCATTCCATCTACGAAATAGAGGACCTGGAAAAGAACCGCTGAATCGACGAACAGGAACGTGCTCGAAAGAGCGCCGCTCCCGCCGGTAGTGCTCGATATGCCGGAAGAAGTGAATGTTTTAACGTCGCCGCCGGCAACAACAACATTCTTGATTGTCCGAACCGATGTATTCGCCGAACCGGTCGCCGCGCTTGCCACGACCTGGTTGATGTGCTGAACGAAGTTGCCGCCGCTCACTTGCGACGAAACGTACTTCGAGTGCCCCGCCCTCTGAGCGCCCCTCAGCCTGCCGGTAAGAGGGTCGTATCCGCGCACGTTCCGCGCATCCACGCACGTCGGCCATGATTCCTTGCCGCCACGGTCCTGGGAATTGAAGCCAAAATGCTCCGACACGCCGCCGAACGGAAACGGCAGCGGAATCATCTTGGTGGGACTTCTGGCCATTTCAGGTAAACGCCCAGACGGAAACCTTGGCCGTTTCGCCGCTCTTGTTCTGAACGCGAAACACTTCCATTGTGTCCGCCGTGCCGCCTCCGAAATTCACCGTGTAGTTGGCGTAAGCGCTCTTGTTGAAAAACACCGCTGGAAAATTGGCAAGCAGCCCCATCGTGGCCGCAACCCGGCCGACCTCGGCGCCATTATCAATCACCAACTCCAGGTAAACTGGCGCGGAAACGGTTCCCTTGTTCGATAGCACGATGAGCGCGTCGAAGTCGCTCAGGTCGGATCCCGCCGTGAACAAGGTCGCCGTGCCGTTATTGGAAATCGAGAAGTTCGCCTCATAGGCCAATCCGTCTATTCCAGACATCACCACGGGCGCGGCAAGAGAACCCTGTTCGCGAGTTCCCTCTTGCGCGCCCGTCAAATGATAGGCCCACCAGAATCGAAGCTCTGCCATGTCTATCGCCCGATGTTGGCCAACTCGGTTCGATGCGTATTCTGCTTGGAGGCCAGCGAGGCGATGGCGTCGGCCGTATCCATGTTCTGAATCCTGATGAGCAGAACAACCGCGCCTTCGGCGAACGCCGTCACGGATGACGCCTCAACCGAGATCGTGTCCGACGAAGAACCGGTGTTGTTGCCCGTAACAGCCGACCCAGCGATGGCAGCGCCAAGCGGGGTGCAGTTGGCGCTGGTGAGCGACACCGAACCGCCGGTAAGGTTCGTGCTGCCGATCTCCAGGTTCAGCGTCGCGGCCTTGGATGCCGTTGTGACGGCAGACGTGACGCGAGCATCGACGGAAAGAATCTTGAACTTGTATCCGGGCGTGTAATTCGTCAGGACGTCGCCGGCGCCAGTGATCTGCGCCAGTGTGATTGGAATGCTGATGGTGTGAACGCCGGCGCCGGCGGCGATTGTGCTGCTCGCGGATCCGGTGGAATTGTCGGTGATGGCCTCGGCCAGCGCCGAAGCCGGCGCGATTCCCGAAATGAGCCGCTGAATGTTTGAAGATCCCATGATTCACGCTCCGTTTTACATCAAACGATGGTTCCACCAGGCGCCACGCCGTGCGGCGTTAACAGCGCCCGGCCTCTCTCCGGCCTCGCGATGGAAGGCGTTACGCCGCTGTTTTCAGGAACTCCAGCATTTCCAGAACCGCGCTCGCCGCCGCCTCGATGGCGTATAGCGTGGCTCCCGCGAGTTCCGGCAACTCTATTTCCAGCTCATCACCGGCGTCAATCGTATAGAAGTGCGTCCCGTCGCCCGTTGCGAGCCGAAGTCTCACGGCTTGCGTCAAGGCGTGAAGCCGCACCTTGTAGGTCGCGTCGGACAAGGCGAGAGTCACTTCGCTGGACAGCGACGTGGTTCGCGTGGATTTCAGCGTGCGATAGATCGTTGCCATATCACGTATCCCATGTGCGGGGCGTCAAATTCTCGAACCTGTACCAATCGGGAATAGCGCCTCTCGTCTTGCCGTTATTGCCCAGCCATCGGCCCCGGTGTGCTCTCCTGTCGATCTCGATGGAAGCGCGAAGGCACGTCAGGAACTCCTGCTTGTGCGCACCCGGCTGCCCATCCAGAAGTTCCGCCTCTGACAGGCACGCCTCAAGTATGGTTTGCGAAAACTCTGGTCCGCCATAGGGATACTTCTGATACGACGTGAGCGCATGAGGATTGATTCTATGCTGGCCGGCCAGAATATAAGTGCTGTCTGGATCGGGGAAAATCATCACTTCCCAACGCTGGCCCGAAAGACCGCCGTTCGATTTCGGCCTCTCGGCGAAGAACATGGGATACCCGGATGCCGTCGTATTGTGGGAACGCCTCGCCAAAATATCGTCCGGCGTCGTTTTCAAAACGGGGGGCCATGCATTGCTGTCGCTGGAGGATTCGTGCGAAAGGCTATCCCCGCAGAAGCCGCCGAAGTCGGCCGGCAACTCGTAATTCGCGGAACCGGAATCAATCTTGAGAACCAGCGTCGGAGTCAAAAAACTCCAATCGTGGTGCATCGCGGGATCGACGGAAGCCGGATAATAAGCCTTGCGAAGCCCGGAGCGAATACAAGATTCAATTCGCTCTAACTGGAGCTTCGAGAAGTTTCCTTCGCGCGTGCCAAAAAGGTAATCCGCGACCTGGGCGCGAATTTCATGGAAGTCAATGGCAAGGCCGGCTTCGAGCACACTCTAAACTTCCGCTAGCTGAAGTCTTTCGGACTTGAATGGCGACAACTCATCCATCCGCAACAACCATTTCTCGCCGTTCATTTCCACGATGGCCGTGTTGACCGGGCCGGGGGCGATATACCGGACTTTCTGATCAGGCTGGCTGATGATCGCGCAGGCATCGCCCGACTTGAAGGACTTGGTTTGAGCCTTCGGGCACATCATGAACATCATGATCATCGACGCGGGATGATCCCATTGCATGCGAACCCCAGCGGCGCGGGCGATAATCTCGCACATTTCGATGCAGTTAAGCACCTCCGCCGGAATCTGCTCATCATAGGAAAGCCGCAGCACGTTGCGGATCATTTCCGACTGGCGATGATCGAGGCTCATGCCTTGTCTTTCTCCCCGGCGGCAACGGCGCGGGAAACCAGCGCTTCGGTATTGTCCTTCGTCGTCTCGATATGGCCCAAGTCCTCCGAATGAGGCCTGGCCTTGATCTCGGCGTCGGCGTCCTGACCTCCGCCGTTTCCGTATTTCATCTTTTTCATCGGAAAATCCTCGTTAATCAATCACCTGGCACACTCGCACCCAATCAAGGTCGTGAGTCTGCGCCGTGCCGCCAAGATCCTTGAAGTAGACGAACGGAACCATGATTTGCCCGTCGGGGAAGTTCGTCGCGCTCTCGTTGACGCCGGAGGGGTCGCACACCACGCCGTTCACGAAGTAGAAGGTCTTGCGAAGCGTGTCGTCATATTTGAGGCCGACCTTGATGTAGGTGCTGGCGGCCAGAGTTCCGGCTTCCGCCTTGTGGCTCGACTCGCCTCCGCCGGAAGCCGTGTTGTAGATCGCGTCGAGCGCGGACCCGGAAGCGCTGTCAACGCGAAAGCCCACGAAGTCCTTGTCAACCAGCGCGCCGGTATCGTCAACCAGCGTATTTGCCGCCATGATGCCGATCTCGCCCAACCCGATGGCAAGGCCAAGCGTGCCGGTGGTGATCAGCGAAACCCTGAATCTCGCCTCGAAATAGACGTTGCCGGCGCCGGCGTCGATGTTGACCATTCCGGGGCCATTCGATGCGTGGCTGGTGAAGGCAAGGCCAACCTCGTCGTTGTCCGTTCCATCCAGGGAGAACCGGATTACGCCGCCCTCTGACGTGCTGAGTCCCGTGATTGACGAGCCGGTGTCGGCCGCCAGGATGTCGTATGGAACAAGATCCGTCGCCGAAAACAGGATGAAGTCATCGTAGAACGCGACGCCGCCACGGTGGCCGGAAATGATTTCCAGCCACGGGCAATCACCCCAGATGCCGGCGGACGGCCTGCGCCCCGTGTCGGTAACGCCGGAAAACGATTGATATTCTCGTGGCATGTGAAGTCCCTTCTAGGCCGTGGCCGCGACGCCGTTCTGCCTGCGATCGACGCACAAATAGTTGTGCTTGGTTTCGATGAACATGTCGTACATATTGTGCTGGCGCGAAACCGGGAACGGTCCGCTTTCCCGAAGATACTTGCCCCTCATGCAGACCGGATAAAATGTCGAATGATTGATCATGTACACCGGATTCGTGCAGGCCGTGAATACATTCGTGTCGTCAAGCAGCGGAATCCAAATGATGGGATGGCGCCTGAATGTCATCACGTCGCCGCCGGAGTAATCACGGTTGATGCCGAACGCGCCGAGATCGCGCCCGATGTTCTCGTTCTGGCCCTCGCCAAGATCCTCCAGCAGTTCAATGCGGCTTCCGTTGGTGTAAATCCGCATGTCGTTGTAGCTGGATGAACTGGTGTACTGCGAAACGTCCACCGGAGAACGCCACTGGATCTTGCGGTGCATCGTCCGCAATTTCTTGATCAGGTCCGCCTTGGTGACGTTCGTGTAGTTCACCGTGTAATTCTTGAAGTTCGGCGTTTCGGTGAGATTCACGCCGCCAACCGTCGTGTGCCCCGACGGCGCTCCGCCGTTGAACCCTTCCGTGGCGTTGTAGACAACCCAATACGGCAGGCCGTAGGGCAGCAGCTTGTCGGTGCTCGATGGAACCTGCCACGCCTTGTATTCAAGCTGCTTGGCATGGCCCAACAGGGCCGCGACGCGGCGCGGCTTGATGATGTTCACGACCGTCGCTTCCGGATCACCGGAATTCATGAGGATTTCGTCGGTGTGGAAACCCCATGGAGACTGAACGTCCCGCCAGTTGATCGTGATGTTGTCAAGCAGCGTCGGAATCACGTAGCTGTCGGTGCTGTTCGCGGAAACATAGGCCGACTGATCATCCATCGTTCCCATCAGGGTTCGCTGGATGCCGTATCCGCCCGAAAACTGCACCTTGTCTTTCCTGAACCAGTGCGAAACAACCTCGTACCTTTGAAGTTCCTGCGCAATCTGCTGGAACTTCAACCGCCCCAAATGGCGCAATGTTCCGGTAACAAGGTCACTGATATCCTCGAATGTCAGCTCTGCCATGCCCTAGCTCCTGTTTCAGCCTCGTCCAAGGCCGATTCTCTTGAACACGTTGGCAACATGCCGAATGGCTCCCTTGTCCCCCTCTGGAGTATTCGACGAATTGGCGTCTCCGCGCGGCCTGGAACTCTCCCTCGCCCTGGCCTTGGCGACCTCGCCGCGAACCTTGTTTCTCGCGATCGTCATTAGCTTGTCCCCGGAAACGGCATAAGAAGCCTCCTTCAGAAGTTGTTCGAGCGGAGGCGGCTGCACGCCGGCCTGCTGATAGCCCGCCCCAAGCATCAGTGCCTTGCCAAGAACCTGCTTCCTGGATTCCTGGTCATCGAACAAATCCCCGAAAAGCTCCTTGTTCTTCTCGGCGAAGACGTTGACCTGATTTTCCAGATTGGAGACAACCTGCTGCTGATGCGCCTGCTGGCTCCACTGGCTGAAGCGCTGCAACTGGTCGTTCTGCTGCTCGATGAACCTGGCCAGCTTGGAGATCTGCTTCTCCTGATCGATCATCCGGTTGACAATCGCCTCGTCATAACCTTGATCGATCATCTCCTTCTTCAGCTTCTCGAAGTCCTTCGAAAACTCCGCGAACTGACTCGACTGCGCCTGTTGTGCCTGCTGCTGCGCCTGCTGGAAATGGCGCATCTGGAGAAGAGACTGGCCATAGGCGATGGCCGCATCGACCGCTTCCGGAGTCTTGAGTCGCGCAATATCCGCCGGAGTCAGGCCAACCTGGGCCGCCCGGTAAAGCTGGTCTTCCGTGATTCCCGAAAACGGCTTCTCGGCCTGCTTCTCGACGGCCGGATTCCCGTCGGGCGCATCCTCCGTTTCCGAGGATTTCCCGGAAGTGAACCGGCCCGATGCATCGCGGCTTCGCTCCGGCTCCGGCTCCGGCTCCGACTCCGCCGATTCCTCCCCGTCGCGCGCGAAGGCGGATTCATCCGTGAAGTCGTACTGATCGGAGAGCTTGTCGAAAGCCTTCTGTTCGTCCGGCGAACGAGGCTCAATCGACAATTCCGCGTCGGAAACCTCTTCCGCCGAGGAGTCGGTTTCCGGCTTCTCAATGCCGGCCGCTTGTTCGTCTGACATGATCGCCTTGAAAACAAAAGAGGGCGCAACGGAATACCGTCGCAACCCCCTGTGCAAGGCAGCGATCACAGGACCAGAATGGGCCTATTTGGCCAATAGCACCAGTCTGGCTTCGTCTAACTTCTCAAGCGGAACGACGGTTTCCCGCCGCGCCCCAAAATCACTTCTTCTTGCCGGTTTTATACGATTGACCGGTGGACTTCTGGCAAATCGCAATGGCCGCGCCCAGCTTTTTAGACTGTCGCAGCTTGTCAACGCACCGATGAACCTTTGTCCCCTTTGGCATGTCCGGCACTCCTTCCTTATTGTGCTAGTCAATCCTTTTTTCGCGCGTCAAGAGAAATCATCAATTTCTTGACATGGCCGCTCATCCAATGACTTTCTGGAACCATGCTCACCAACTTGACCTCGCCGGTTCTCTTGTTGATCCGCACTCCGATCAACTCGTAGGCCTCCCTCAGTTCCCGTTTCCTGGCCGTCAATTTCACGGCCCTCCTGGCAATCTCGTCGATCACGGCGACATGAGCCTTGAGCGGAACCGTGAACGACCACAAGGCCGGGCAAAGCGGCGCTCTGTTCATATGAGCCTGATTTGCCTTTCCGTGGAATCATACCGCTGCGGATCGTCGTAGGAGCCGTTCCTGTCAAAAGCGCCGTGCGCTTCAAGATACCGCTTGCGGGTCATCTTGTCGGGAAAAACAATGTCTCCGTCCTTCGTGTACTCCACCCGGATGCCAAGCCGGGCGTCCGCCTTGCTGGCCTCCTCGATCTGGCTTGGATTGATCCCGTAGGAATAACTCACCATCGGATAGTTGCACGGCAGCGTGCCGATAACGCGGTGTTTTCCCTTGTAGATCCAGTCGCTCAAGTCGTAATCCGCGATGGCCGGACCTCCCTCGGCTTTCGTGAGCCTGATCGAGTGATCCTTCCTCTGCCGCTTTCCGAGCTGCGCAATCGTCATGAACAACTCGACAATCCCGCCCGTATCCCGACGCTTGAACCGGTAAAAAGGCATGTCACCCCTCCCCGTTGGCTCCCGCCCCAGCCCCCATCGCCAACTGGCGCTCCATTCCGCCAACGCTTGGGCCGCCGGGCCGAACGACGCGATCATACTGCCTTGTCGTCTGCGGCGGTTTCGGCAACCCCTCCGAAACGCTTGGCGCTGAATCAATGGGCGCGCTGAACTTGACGATGCTTTGCATTTCCTCCGTCAGGTTCAGCAGCTCCGCGAGCTGTTCAAGATATCCCGCCATGTCAACCGCCATCCCCTGCTGCGCCATGATGGGCATGGCCGGAAGAATGTCTTGCTGGAACACCGACCGCATGGCCTGCGCTTTTTCGGCCGGCGACATATCATGCAGGCTGAACGGCTCGATCTCGAAATTGAAATCGCTGTACATCCCCTTTCGCAGATCACGCTCCATCCCGAATTCATCCAACTGCATGGGCCACGTCAGTTCCATATTGATATCCGTCCCCGGTATCGAATCCGAGAGATTCAGCCGAACCAGCGGATCATTCCAGATGTACCACCCGATATCACGCATGATTTTCCTGGTGACGCGCACAACCTCCTTCTGCATGTTCCTGATGCGCCCCGACGCGGAGCTCGAAAGAAGCTGCTCCTGCCCCAGCGTATCCGCGCCGGCCGCCAGACCCCCCAGCGTGTCGAGGTTGCCCGCCATATAGCTGAACGTCTGCTTCGCAAACGCCGAAAATGAAAGATTGCCCTGATCTACTCCGCCATACTTGACCTCCCTGATCGAGTCGGGATTGATCACCGAAATCACGTCTCCGTCGTTGCTTCTGACCGCCAGCGTCCCGTCATTCTCCGACCCGGCCCGGACAAACGTCACCGTTTTCTGGCGGCTGGCCTGCTCGCCCATTTTATTCCAGAGAGAATTCACCAGGTCCGCCAGCGCGGAAATGTTGGCCACGGGCGGCACCGGAATGATGTTGTTCATCATCGGCCCATACCACCAAAGATGGTACGGACCTCCCGGCGGGCCGTCCCAAACCTCCTCGCGCAGCGGCTTGCCAGTGTTGTTCTGGCAGAATGTCACCAGCTTCTTCTTCCTCGGAACCCACACATCCCAAAGCTGCGCCATCTCGTCGCGCTTGTAATCCTCGCCAAAAACATTCTCGTCGCCGCCAAGCCCCGCCGCGCTTTCGCCGTTCATTCCGAACGCGCTGTTTGAATCCCCCGGTTTGACGGCCGCCGCCGCCTCCGGGTCGTTCCGGCTATCGCTCCTGATGTCGTCGATGTGCTCCCAGTAGCGGTTCCCGATGTACGCCGCCTGGTCAATCCTCTCCGCCGACATGTCGATGACCAGATCATCGAAAAACACCGGATCGGCGAAAGGCAGCATGCCATCGTTGTTCCATCCCCAAACCTCCGAACGCTCCGGCGCCGTGACGCCAACCCTGATGCAGCCGATGCTGAACAGACTCTCCATGACCGCCAGACGCAGCGACGCCTGAAGATCAATCAGGCTGATTACATGATTGATGGCGATCGAAAGATACCGCGCGTTGGCCCTCAGAATGCGCTTGTCCGTGCCGATCCTCACCCTCGGATTGTTGCTCACAAGATGCTGGAGCAGGATGTTTACGTAAATCTCCATCATGTTGACCACGGAATCCTTTCCGCCGTTCTCGCCATACGCGCTTCCGGCGTATTGCTTCAGCGCGTTCAGCCTGTTGCGGCGAAACGGCTCCATCCTCCTCCAGCTTTGCTGGACCCGGCCGCTTAATTTCATGAACTCGGATTCCGATTCGCTCATCTTGCCCATCCCCCCGGCTCAGCCAGCCTGGCTGTCAATCAACCCGAAAGACTCGTCTTCCTCCCGCTCATCCTCCGAATAGGACTCTTTCCAATAACTCTTGCGGAATCTCCCCTTCTCCCGAATGCCGCGCCACCAGTTTATCGACCCCCACTCCGGCCCCGATTGCTCCCGGACCTCCTCCTTCCGGCGCTTCATGTCGTGAATCCCCCACCAGGCCAGGGCGCAGGCCACCGCCGCGTCGCCGTGGCCCTTTTCCGATGAAGCGTCCTTGCCCCTGCCCACCAGGGGATGCCTCAACTTGCCGCTGGAATCCCGGTAATAGCGCTGGCACTCCCTCGCCACAATGTCGCTCCTGACAGTCACCAGACGCCGCCTCGCGGCCATCTGGAGTTCGCCGAAAATACGCTCGCCGCCATCAGTGTCGTTAACGCCTATCCTGTAGGTCTTCGCCCGGTTCTGCGAATCCGCCGTGCTCTCCCGATAGTAGCAATTGGGATAATTGTACGAAATAAACTGGTCCAGAAACATGCGGCCCATCGGCCCGTTCACCTCAGGCGTTATCAACGCATTGTTCAACACGCGGCCAAGAGCCACGCAGTAGTTCGCCAGCATCTCCGGCTTCATCGTCTTCCCGCGCCACAAAATCACCTGCTCCCCGCTGTCGCTGTCCAGAACAACAATCGCCGAATAGCTCGAATGAGAACCGCCGACGCCCGCGCTGATGTCAACGCCCATCGCAAAACGACGATCCTTCTCGATCAAAAGACGCCCCGAAACGCTCACCGGAAACTTCTCGTAAAAAAGAATGTCGTTGTCGCTCGATGACTCCCTCAGCTCCGGACGCCACCCTGTTTCGCCCTCCCTCCCCAAAACCGCCGACATCACCGGATCCCGCACATCCTTCATCATCATGTCGATCACGAATGGATCGAAAAACCGCGACGACGACCCCCCGAAATCCATGTCCAGCTCGCAACCAATCCTCAGCGGAGTCGCCAGGGGCCTCCGGCATTCCCAATCGTAATACGGACTGCGCTTCTTCCCCGGAGCGTCGATCACATAAGGATATTTATCCCGGTTCTCGAACGATTTATCCAGAATCACGATCCGGTTGTCCTCGCCCGTCGTGTAAAGACCGGCCGCTTTATCGCTGTCCAGACTCCAGTGCATGTTGATCTTCAAATTGTCCCGCCCCTCGTCAATGCATGCGTCGTAAAACGCGCCGCCCTGCCCCTTCTCCGCGTTCGGAGTGCTCACCATCACCCGGCAATGAGTCACGTACTGGATCGAAGCGTTGATCGCGTACTCCGCGTGGCTCGGATAGGCATGCATCTCATCCATGAAAATCAGCTTCTTGCGCCCCGAACGAAATGCATTCGGCGTGCATGCCTCCCCGACAATCGTGCTCTCCAGATCCAGATTCACCAGAACATGATCCTTGTAATTCCGCTCAACTCGCGGCTTCAAAAAATCCGGCATGTGCGCATGAATGAAATCCAGCTTGCACATCAGCGCGTCGGGATTGTGCGATGAATCCATCGACTCCTCGTCCTTCGAAACCATGCCCATATGGCATTGTGAATGGAACCGCCAATCCCAATCCATCAAATACAAAACCATCCACGTCGCCCCCATCTCCCGGCTCTTCAGCCACACAATATCCTTGTTCCCCCACGCAGCCAGAATCTTCTTGAAATACTCTATCTGGTAAGGCCTGGGAATGAACGGAACCTCCCTCGCGTCCCCAAAAACACGCGACGCCTGCCACGGGGCCTTGTCCCTCGGCTCCAATAACATCCCAAACGTCGAAATGTAAAACAGGAAATCCACCGCGCAGATCGAACGAAGCTCCGACATCATCGACCTGGATCGCAAACACTCCCGCTCAACCGATGCCCTGTATGCCACGTTCCTCGCGGCATTCAACGAAACCAGCTTCTCGAAATAAGCACTCGTCCACTCGCTCCGATCATCCCCCACCGCCATGGCTCCACGCTCCATGCTCTAAACAAGGTTAGTCCAGTACGGGGCCGCTCCATCCATTGCGAAAAGGACCATTCGTCCCGTAGTCGTCGTCATCGTCTTCGTCTTCATCGTCATCGTCGTCATCCTCGTCGTCCTCGACCTCGACCTCGACTTCGATCTCATCATCGCCGCCGTCGCCATCGTTGTTGTCTTTGTCGTCGTTTTCGTCGTTTTCGTCGTCGTCGTCGTCTTCACTCTCGCCGCTCTCCATGCCAGCCTGGTGAAGCGCCGCCTTCTCATTCTCCGCCGCTATCCTTGATAACGCCTCCAATGTCTCAATCCTAACCTCGCTCGACTTGTCAAAACCACCCTCGTTGCGCTTCGCGTTCATCAACTTCACGAAATGGCCCTGCCAGAACTTCTCCTCGTTCTTCTTGTCCCGAATAACCCAAGCCCTGAAATTCCACGCCCTTAGACTCGGACAACTTCCAACATCCGGAATGCTGTCGTCTATCGTCCGAGCTACCCACATCACTTCATCCTCGTAGCTCGCGTCGGACTTCCTGAGCCTCTCTAATTCATCCGACAAATGCTGACCTCCACCGCCCTCCCCCCAAAACCCCGAAATCGATCCGCCACTCTTCAGCTCCTCAATTCTGTCCTTCAAAATGCCAACAATCTCATACAAATGACGGACCTCATCCCTAAGACGCTCCGCCGATAATTCGTTCAAATCATCCGCATTTCTTTCAGTAGCCACTGGTTATCTCCAAAAGGGGAATGCTACCACGAAATCGTCCTTTTCTCAAATTTGGCGCAAATTACAGCCAGTAAAGCTTATACGGCAATTAAGCCACTCAAGGGTAGGGGGGGCTATATTAGGGCGCTTTTCAAAACCAAAAAAAGCGCCCTCGCGGGGCTGTTTTGGACGGATTTGTAAGTCTAACTGAGGAAACGGGTTATGGCGAAAATTGTGACGCGGAATTGTGAAGGTTCGGCGGGCGGGGGGAGGATAATGACAATCCCCTGATCCGCGCGGGCCGGCGGGCGCGGTCCGAAAATCGTCCGCCCAGGGGCCCCCCCTCACGGCGGAGAGTCGGGCCGCAGGTGTACAAATGAACATCTGAACGGATGATCAAGTGTACAAGCGAACAGACAAGTGCTAGGGCCGGCGCGCCGGCGTGGCCGCGTGGCCAGGGGGCCAGGGCCGCGTGGGCCAGGGCCGGCGTGGCCAGGGGGCCAGGGCCGCGTGGG